GTCTCCTGCACGCCGGGCGCCATCATGAGTTCCTTGGTCGTCCAGTAAGCCTTACCGTCCGCGCCCACGTACTGGTAGGAGTCCGTCACCTTGTCGCCGACCTTGTTGGAGACGACGAGGCCGATCTGCTGCGGTGGCGCGGTCGGGTCGTCCGGGTTCAGGGCGTACACCGGCTTCGCCGACACCATGATGGTGATAGGCTCGCCCGACCCGGTTGCGGACGGGACAGCCACGGCGTCGGCCGGGACAGACCCGGACGGCACGAGGCTGATCGGCCCATCGCCGGACGGGTCATAGGCGCCGGTCTTGTCGTTGACGTGCGCGTAGGTCCAGCCCGCCGGGTCGGCGGCCTTGTTCGCGGCGAGTTCGTAGGCGCTGGTGGCCGCAGCGGCGTCCTTCGAGTCCGTCCCGTGCCCCGAGCCGAGGTAGCCCGCGCCGTAGCCCGGCTCACTCATCTCCACGGTGTCGCCCTTGCCGCTCAGACGGGCAGCGTCCACGCCGAGTTGGTGGCGGGTCCCCATGTCGAGGTCCTTGTTGTTGGCCTGTGACTCCAGCCACGAGGCGAACTCCGCCCGGGCGGCGTTCTGGGTCACGATGTCGCCCGAGGACATGGCGTCCCTGAACTTCTGCTCACGCAGGGCGTATGCCTGCCCGGTGCTCCATCCGCCGGACCGCTGGGCCTCGTCCGAGAACTGCGCCTGCCCGTCCATCGCGGACTTCCAGTTGGAGACGTAGCCTTCCTTCTTTGCGCGGGCGCCGATCTGGGCCTCGCCGTGGACCGCACGCTCCATCTCGTTCTCGTAGAACGACACGGTGAACGTCCCGCTGAACCCGGGGCGGGCCTTCAGCGCATCCTTCAGGGCACCGTACTCGGCCGGATGCAGCCGGTAGTCCTCATTCAGCATGGCGAGCAAGTCCTCGCTGTGGCCTTCGAGGGTCAGGCCGGGGTTCTGGGCGGCCATCTTGTGGAGGGCGTCCTTCAGCGCGTTGGCGACGGCGATGTCCTTTTTGTTTGTGCCGTCAACGAACGCATTGTAATTCTCGACGCGCTTGCGCTCGGCCTCTGCGGAGCCGTTGCCCCGGCTGGCCTTGGCTTGCGCCATGAGCGAAGCGGCGTCCTTTTGCAAGACGCGCCAGAACTCGCTGTTCTTTGGGACCTTCTTTGCCCACTTCAGGTAGAACTGGGCGAACTGCTGGTCGCTGATCTTGCCCTGCACGTGCAAGAGGTCTTGCTTGGACTGAGCGACGCCATATTCCAATTGCCCGATCTGGTTCTTGATCTGGTCGTACGACGGGTCCTTCTTATCGAGGGTCGCGCCGCGCTTCTTCCAGTAGGCGAGCACCATGTCGTCCGTGACCTTGCGGCCGTGGACGGTCCCGCCGTTCTGCCACGCGTCCATGATGTTGCCGTCCTCGCGCGCCTGCATCTCGCGCGCGATGCTGACGAGGACCCCGGTGATGTTCTGCTGCACCCGGGCGCGTCGCCCGAAGCGCGCCCGGCGCGCCATTACTTACGCCCCAGCGGCATGTTCGTCATGATCCGACCCTTCGTTTCGCCGTTCTGCGTCATGCTCTGAAGTTGCGCGGTCGCGCCCTGCGGCGACGACGCCTGCGCGAAGGGGCCACCGCCCGCCTCTGCCGGGGCGCCCGTGATGGGCGGAGGGGTCAGAGTCTCGCCGGTCGCTTGATTGGAGTCGATGTTGCTGCCGCCGCCAAGCGACTGCCGCAGCGCCTCGGTGCCGGACGCGCCCTGAGCGCCGACCTGAGCCTGCGCGTTCGCGCCCGGCTGGAGGCCGAGTTGCTGGAGGGCGCCCATCAACTGGGCCATGGTCTGGACATCCGCCGGGAACAGGGTGGCATCCGTGCGCTCTGCGCGCATGATGTTCTGCTCCTGCTCGGGGTCGTCAACGCCCACCGCGTCCATCGCGCGGGCCTGCGACCAGATTTTGTTCTGCATGAGGTTGATGGCGCGCTGCGCCGTCTCGAACTCGTCGCGCGGGGACAGCGACGGAGCCGTGATTTCGAGGACACCACCGCCCGCGTCCACGATCTTCTGGAGGTTCTTATCGTACTTCTTCCAGACCTTCACGCAGAGGTCCCACGTGTCCTTGTCCCACTGGTAGAACAGCAGGCGCCGCATTGCAATGCGGGACTCGTAGTTCGCCACGAGCGCGTTGATGGCCTTCGAGGAGTTCAGGACTGCGGTCGGGCTCAGACCCAAGAGCATGTCGTTCAGGCCCGAGACGACCGCCATCTCGCGGTCGATGCGCCCGAGGTACTGCTCCAGTTGGACTTGGATGACGAACGGGTTGATGGCCTCGATGCGGTTGCCCGGCCCCGGGATGGCAACGTCGTTGACCTTGGGGCGCTGGACGCCGGACAGCTTGGAGGGCGGGTTCTCGCCGATCAACTGCCAGTAGTCGCCAGCCGCCGCCTTGGCAATCATCTGCGCGCCCTGCGACAGCCGGACCATCTTCTCGCGGATCAACATCTCCATGTCGTGGAGGTCGGACCGGCCGAGCGGCATGCCCGGGATGAAAGTGTTGAACAGCGGCTTGTAGGGGAGTTCGCCTTCATAGGCAGCGTACTTGCGCGGCTCGCGGACGACCTTGTTGCCAGCGATGACGACGTTCCACGTCTCCATCTTGGTCGGCTGGCCCTTCGCCCCGCGCTTGCCCGGGACGCGATACCAGTAGTCCCAGACCTCGATGCGCGCCGGACCGAAGGTCATCTCCGGATGGGGCGCCTCGGTCACGGGGTCGCCGATCCACGGCACGATCTTGCCATCGCCCGCGCTCTTGGCCGTCACGTCCACCGAGAACTGCTCGATGACCGCCATGGGGTCCATGAGTTGCAGGTACGCCGCCCACTCCAACTCCTCGTAGTCCGTCGTCTTGTAGCCGAGGTAGAGGTTGCGGGGGTTCTGGACGACCTCGGCGCACGCGCGCCCCTCGTCCTTGTCGTAATAGACGTAGGAGGCGGTCTTGCCGTAGAGGCCCTTGACGATGGCGGCCTTGTGGCGCTTCAACTGCCACTTCTCCTCGGCCTTCCACGCCATGCGGACGCGCTCCATGCTCTGGGCGGCGATACGCATGTCCTCCTCGTCCTCGAAGGACAGCATGTTCTCGACGGGCTCGTACGCTTGCAGTGAGGCGGGCACGTCCACGTAGACGCTGAACGAGTTGACGGAGAGGTGCGAGCGCCCCGGGGTGTTGGCGGACTCGTCGTCGGCCCACACGTCGGCGCCCCAATCGCTGAAGACGGTCGAGTAGTAGACCTCATCGAAGCGGTCGGCCATGCGCCGGAACATCTCCTGCTCGGTGGACAGGTCGGAGATGCGGCCTTGCAGCCTGCGGTGCAGTTCCATCACCGACACGTCGCCTTCCAGTTGGATCGCGCGCGCTAGGGTGAGATCGACGTACTGGGGACCTCCGGTCAGCGATGTAGCCACGCCTGACATTGTAATGCCTAGCCGCCCTGCTCCGTCAACTTCGCCATCGCCTCCTCGTGTCTAAGGCGCATAGCGCGACGGATGCTGCGGCTATCGATGGTGTGGTCCCGCATCTGGGGGATGTCATTCTCCATCGACAACTCGGCCTCGACGCCGAAGGTGAACCCCCGGTCCTCCTCCAAAACGGGTGGCACCGAGCGCAGCATCTTCGCGATGATGGCGAGGGCCATCACGATGTCCTGCTCGATCTTCCGGTCGAGGAGTTTGTAGTTCGTGAGTTGCTTCCGGGCCTCGATCCAGTAGCCGCTGGTAGGCATTGTAATGAGCCCTTCGTCCAGCAGGGTCCGGAGGTCGGACAGCATCTCGCGCTTCACCTTGGACTGCCCGCCGAACTCGATCTTCCGGTGGGACACGCCCGAGTTCTCTAGCAGTTCGGAGAACATGTGGCCGCCGAGGGCCGTCGTGTCCACGCCCGTGATGACCTCGGCCGTGGCCTGCGACTGGCGCCCGCGCCCGCGGCGACGCTCGTACTTCCGGTGCTGGCCCTCACCCAGCCGGACGATGCCGTCCACGGTCTGCTTGCCCACCATGCGGTCGATGCTCACGCCGACAAGGCGGGGCTTGCCCATCTTCGGCCGCACGACCTTGAAGACCAGCGACCAGCACTTGTCCTTCAGTCCGGGGTCCAGCGCGTGCAGGTAGAGCGCGTCCAGCAAGGGCTCCTCCTCGACAGGCAGTTCCTCCTCGAACGCCCGGTCCACGTGGCCCTTCGAGAACCACGCCTCGGACGCTTGGATGAACTCGCCCTCGATGTTCTGCCTGATCCACGCCTCGGGCTGGTGCTCGGTCAGCGCGTCGAAGGACTCCCGGTCGAGGCCGTAGCCAACGTTCAGTCGGGACGACATCCTCATGCTGTACCTCCGCGGCTCTTGGAACGGGTCCTCGGGGTCGCCCTTGTACCAGAGGTCTTGGAAGTCCGTGCTCGTGGCGACCGAAGGGGTCGAGATGATGATGAACTGGCCGCCGGTCCCGAGGCGCCGGGCGTGCATGACCTCCTCCAGCAGATAGGTCAGGTTCGGCTCCAGTCCCGCCTCGTCAAAGGACAGGCCGTGCATGTTCTGCCCGATGGCGGACAGCGCCTTGGCCTTGGTGCTGCGGAAGTGGATTTCGGCCCCGCCCAGTTCCTTCGCGATGCGGACGATGGCGTACTCGCCGCGTTCCTTCACACCGACGCACCACGACCCGATGCCGGTGTCGGTCAGGGTCACGATCTTGGACACAGCCTCGTCGCGCGAGTAGCCGCCCCACGCCATGATGTGCTTCACCCACGGGTTGCCGGTCTTCTGCGCCGGGTGGGTGCCGCCGAAGATGAGGGCCATCTCGGCGAACGTCTGCTCGGCCGGACCCTGCTCGATGGCGAAGTGCCACCAATGGTACGGGACCTCCAGCCGGTGCAGGGCCTCCTCTTGCGTGGTGGGAGGAGCCATTCCCATCTTGTAGAAACACGAGTGCAGGATGATGATAGCAAGCGCCAGCGTCTTCCCGGCCCGGTTGCCCGCGGCGACGCACAGCCACAGGTACAGCGCGCGCCATGCCGAGGAGGTCCGCTTCAGGTACGCGTTCGCGAACGCCACCTGCCCGGGGTGCAGCTTGATGCCCAGATAGACCTCGGCCCAGAACGCCACGTCCCACTGACCGTAGGCCCACGCCTCCTCGGAGATAATCTTAGGAGGCTGACGCATCATCCTCCGTTAGCACTTCACCCTCGATGGTCGCACCATCTTCGATGAGGTGGGAGGGCGGCGCGACGCCGCCCATGAGTCGCATGAGGTCCACGGCGACGGTCGCCTTCTTCCCCTCGCGCTTGTCGGTCTGGTCCTGCATCTTGATGACGGACGCGATCGCCGCCTGCGTGCGCGGGTTCAGCACGTCAAACCAGTCGGCCGCGGTAACGTCGAGGTTGCCCGCCTCGCGAGCGGCGGCCGCCCGTTCCTCGGCGAATTGCAATCGGTACTCGATCTCGTCCAGCATCCGCTTCTGAAGGGACTCGATGCGGACGCGGGTGGGCCGGACCTCCTCGATGGGGATGTCCCGCTCCTCTTTGCCGCCGCCCCGGTGCTCGTTCAGGTGCTTTCGCAGGACGGGCGCAGTCGGGGTGCCGCCGAAGGCGTGGCTAATGTCGGCCACGGTCATCCTCGCGTTCCACCCCAGTTCGACTAGGCGTCGGAGGTCGGCGTTGTTGCAAACCGAACACCTGTTCATAGGTCAAGGATAGCATTCACGCGCCCCTCCCTGAGATCAGACGGCTTGATGACCATGGCGGGGATGCCGCAGGCGTTCATGAGGGCCAGCCAACGCAA